GTGCGCTCCTGGAAAATAGCCTCGTCGATCGCAATCTCGCGGGCATCGGCCAGGACCAAGGCGCAGCGCTCTAGCGAGGAGAGAGAGGCCGCATTCGATGACAGAAGGCCGCCGAGCTGTGATCCTCTATCGGGGGCCACCGCTTTTCTGAGCGCATATAGTTCAGTCTCGATCCGCTCCAGCCGGGCTCTCTCGGCATCAGCCGCCGCCTGAAGCGCGGCAGCCTCGGCCGCCTCAAAGTCCGTGAGCGGCTGGCGGATCTCGATCTTGAGCGCGTCCAAGTACTCTCGCGCCGTCTTCCGCTTCCCGTCCACGCGCGAGACAGTGGCCTTCAGCTCAGCCACGTAATTCTTGCCCAGCTCGTCTAGCGTGGACTTGCAGCGGCTGACAGCGTAGGCAGTGGAGGCAATCTGCTTCCGATCATGCGGAAACGCTACGTCGAGGCCGGCAGCCTTGTTGCGAGCCGCCTCGGCGATCTTCTCCAGCATCGACTCCAGGCCGTCGCCCGTTTCAAAAAGGTCCGCGATACTGGTGTCAATGTCGGGCATCAGTTCCAGCGCGGATGTGATGGGCTCGTTCATGAGCATGAGTGGGCTCCTGGTAGATCCGGCGGAAAGGCTTCCATCAGGGCGTCCCGCAGGGCAAACAGGCTTCCCTGCCCATAGAGGCTGAAGCTTTCCGCTGGGGTGTAGACCCCCTCCTCCGCTACCGAGGGTGTGGTTAATGTGAGCTGAGGCATAAACGCTCTGAACTCTTGTCCCTGATCCGGGTCGTAGGACAGCCTTCCTACGGCGAATCCGAAATCAATCAATTTGACGGTTTTCATAGCTCCTCCGAATGAGATCCGAGCTGGCGCTCCATGGCTCTGCCGTGGGCTTGGGTGATGGCGGCCGAATCGGAGGCCGAGAGGCTACCCGTGGGTGCGGCATCCCATGCGGCGGCCGCCGCCTTGAACGCCGGCTCATCGTGCGCCATATCAAAGCCCGCCTCGATGGCCACGCCCCCCACGGTGCGGCCGCTGGGCGCCTCGGCCATCTCCTCCGCAGCAGAAGGGCCTCCCGATGGCTTGGCCCGCGGGGAACGAGGCTTCTTCGCGAGTGCATTGAACGCTGCCGCCCGCGCGTCGAGCACACGAGACTTCTTCGCGAGTGCATTGGTCGTGTCCCGCGCATCGAGCATCCGATCGCACGCCTCGTACTGATCGCGCGTCATGTCGGTCAGGTGCTCCAGGTCGAAGTACGTTTTCAGCTTCTCGCGGTCCGCGCCCGACTCGGTGATCCGCGCCTCAAGGCGGCGGTGCTGCGCTGCGGAGATTTTCGATGGCGGAGGAGAGAGGTTGCCACCATCTCCCCCGCCATCCCCGGCCGGCGTCGAGACGGTGCCTGTGGCTGCCGTCGCACTTCCGTCGGCCGGGTCGCCTGCGGCAGGCTCGGGAGGAGTTGAGCTTACCGGCGGGCGAGATGAAATTTTACGCCGCAACAGAGTTGCGGCCTGCTGATATTTTGCCGCGGGAATCGCGTTGACGCTAGTGGCACCCACGAAGCGGAAGAATGCAGGCACATCCGCTCCGGTGCGGGCGAGGAGGTCCTCGATCTCGTCGGCTTGGGCGGGGGTGATGAAATTGGACCCGGCCAAGAATCCGTCATCATCTTCCCCGTGACTGGTGATGTTCAGGAGAGACCCTGTGGTCGATCTCTTTCCATAGCTCACCGCGGACTGGACAGCCTGTACTGCGTTCTTACTTCCGCTCGTGTCGACCGGCAAAGTCACGGTGGTTTCTTCGCGGTGGCCGCCCCGGTGGCTCAAGATGCCCGTGACCACGACATCTTTCGTCGTGTCCGTGCGAAACGAAAGCGCAAACCCGTGCCGTGTGAGAACTGGTTTGATAGCTTCCACGATGTGCTCAAAAAGGGCATACGTGTAGCGTACCTGGCCGCCGACCATGGCCTTCCCGTGCTCGGGAATAGACGGCAGCTCCCCAGCGACCTCCGAGAGAGCGGTGTAAAACTCCTGCGCCGCGACTCGCTCCAGCATTCGCTCTTGGAGATCCACCAGCTTTTCGAGCTTTGCCAGGTCAACCTCGGGGTTGAGTGAAACTCTCTCTATGAGAGTCAGGAGGGCTGTTGAATCCTGTCTTACAGCGATTTCGGTACTCATTTGGCAACCTCCTAGGTGATGGGGACAATGCCCCGCGCGATGAGCTTCTCGCGCTTGGCTTCCAGCTCGAAGTGGAACGTCTCCAGGGCTCCCGCAAGCTTGCGGAGGTACTCGGCGTCGCGCGTCAGGCGCACGATGATCGAGGGCATCAGTGGATGAAAAAACACGCGGTCACACCATACGCGCCCGGTCACCCAGAGCTGACCCTGCACTTGGGCGTAGTACTCCGAGGACACCCGGCCGAGAAGCGCAGCGACATGGTGCCATGGGGCCTTGGACTTGATCTCCACCAGCCCGTCAGAGCCGACCAGGCCGTCCGGGGAGCAGCCATAGAGCCCGTCGTCCGTGGTTACGAAGCCTACGGTCTCGACCGCGTTCCCCGTCTCAAGCGTGTAGAAGGCGCGCGCCTCGGCCTCCAGCGCATGACCACGCTCGGTATGTCGGTTTCCCTCCCATCGCGCGCCCGGCTCGTAGCCCTCGGGGAGGCCGGTGAGCCATTCGGCCAACAGTGTGTTCTGGTACGCCTCCGCCTGCGTGCTCACCTTCCCAGTGTTCGTCAAAATTCTGTCGAACGCCGACGCGGTGGGGATCGAAAGACGCGCCGACAGCCACTCGGGCGTGCCCTGTTCGCAGGGGATAAGAATCATTTCGCGGACCCTCCCAGCGCCTGGAAGAGCGCCACATTAAATTCGGCCAGCTCCTGGGCGGCCCCCGCGGCAGCTCTTCTCTCCGCCTCGGCCGCCAAAGCAACCGCAGCCTCCAACAGAGGGATGGCCTGCGCCTCGAAGGCGCGTGCGAGATAAAACCGCTCCCCAGAGTTTAGATCCCGCTGCCCTGCGGCAGCCTTTGAGATTTCCACTGTCGCTTTTTTGTCGGCGCGGATCTCCACCAACATTGCCTCCAGGGCCTCGCGCCTTGATCTAGCTGTGCACAGCTCGTTCAGCTTATCTGTCGTCATCTCTGAAACTCCCAACGGCGCTCGGCTAATCGCTCCCGCGTGGTCTCCAGCGAGTCGGTGAGCCTGGCCAAGAATTGTGAGCGGGTCACCGGGTCGATGCCGGCCACCGCTTCGACCTCCGGCCAGAGCTTAAGATCCGTCAGGCCGAGGGCCTCGCAATAGCGCCGCACCAGACGCGCCCGCGGGTAGCCACCCCAGCGCAGACGGGGGGGGATGTCGAGGTCAATCATGATTTTTCCCCTGCTCCTCAGCCGACAGGAGCCATACGATCTCCTGTCCGGGATAGAGTCGGCGCATGGCCTCCCGTACGAATGAGCCCGAGCAGGCGCGGGAGAAGCCCGTCTGCCACGGATCCTCCTCCTGGAGACGTGAGCCGGGAGGGATCACCAGAGCCTTGTACTCGGTGGGCACGATGGCCGCCAGGTCCGTGACCTCCTGGCGCGTCGCCCACCAGACGCCCCCGTCTAGCCATACGGTGATCCGGGCGCCTACCAGCCGCCGCAGGGCGTCCGTCATCGTGTCCACGATTGTCCGCGGCGTGTCGTCGGCCAGCTCCAGGCGCGCGACCACGCGGCCCTCGGCGTTCTCGATCGATCGAATCAGCATGGCAACCTCTCTGCCGGCTAAGGCCGGACTTTGTAGCGATTCCCCTCCTGATCGCGGAGGGTGCCGTATCCATTGCGGTCGATGGACCCGCGCAGGCGATCGCCGTAGCGGTTACGCATCCTTACCGACCCGTCCGGAGAAATCTCACCACGGAAGCGGCTAAGGGTGTCGTGGTCATACTTTTGGTGCATTTCAACGCGCCCATTCGGATCAATTTCTATTTCATATCGATCCTCCGCAAGCGCTGGCACCGCAAGGGAAATCAGTACAACGATAAGCCATTTTATGGTGGTGGAACTCATGGCAACCTCCTGCCGGCGTGGCCGGCATGTGAAACATACCCCATCCTCCAAGAGGTTCCGGATGAGGAACGGAGAGTGGACCGTTCTCATTTGCTCCCGCGGCCAAGGGGTTGTGTCCGTTTCGCTCCCCGGTGCGACCGGGCCTTGCTTCCCGCGTGCACGCCCGCGAGTCGAACGGGGGTAGCCAACCCCTACCTCCCCTGGCGCGCTACCGCCAGGCTAGCCCCCAGGATCAGGGCCGCCCCGGTGGCCATCGGCGCCCCGGTTGGCGCCTCCAGTCCCGGCGCCTCACTGGCCTCCCCCCTGGCTCCTGGAGGGCGGCTAGCTGCGTACTATTCGGGGGGCCGGACTGCTTTGGGATCCCCCCTACGATTTCCGCGAGCTTCGTGAGGTAGAGTGACAATAGCAAATGTGAAGCGGAAAAGCAAGAGAAAAAATTGACCGCTCGATCGTGCCGGAAGTACACTGTTCTCCGTGGCGAAACTTCACTCGGCGCAGGTGCTCGAAATCCTGGAACGGATTGAACAGGGACAATCTCGGCAAGCGATCGCCCAGGCATTCGGG